TGCTCTGATTGTTCTAATTCAAAGCTTCTAGAGGTTGTTGGGCTCCAAATGTATTGACCAGCTCCGCCAGTTGTAAAACCCCAAACAACATCAAGAGGTTTTCTAATTATAGAAGCTTCTATTGTGCCTGCTCCAGTTTGTATATCTGTGGGTTTAATGTAAAGTCTATTACCTTCGTAAAGATAACAAGGAAAACTTTTAGTAGGTCTCGTAAGTGGTGATTGATCTATATTGTAAAAATCATTGCGTTGAAGTCTTTGCAATTCTACTGGATATCCAGTTAAAGGTGTATATGTTATAGTACCTAATCTATAAAAATAAGCATCACCAGAGGCTAGTGAAGGCTGTATAGTGTATCTTATATTAAATGTAGAACTACCTACAGCTGAAGTAGGTAATTGCCAATAACCTCCTGAAGCATTATAAACACAACTACCAATAGCTTTAAAATAAGATATTTTTTCATCTATATTCATTTGCCGATCTGTATAATCATAATCGGCCTGTGGCACACGTAGCTGTTGATTAAGATCATCAAAGTATTGTTCAAATACATCTAGTTGAACTTGTGTAGCTGTTTTATTAAACTCATCAGGAGTTATATAACCCCGTTGTTCTTTGTTGAGTATTAGCAAAACGGTTTTATATACTGTATCTACGTTTATTGCCATTTATATTTTTTTTAAGTATAAGGGCCCGAGTGAACGAGCCCTATACTATTGTTACATGTTATTTTAGCTTTTTCTCGATAGACTTAAAGACTTCTACGCCTTCATCAGTCTTAAAGAAAGCTGCCATAGCAGAGTAAGGATTTTCTTCAAATGGTACGCTCATTAATTTTTTACCATTTGACGCCCATGTAAATGATCTTTGATCGTCTGCTAATTTTATAATTTTAGCTTCTGTAGCTAATATAGCAAAGTTTCTAAGTTGTACATTTTCATCTTTAGCAAGATCAATAAATAAAGCTGGGTTTTGTCTAGCAAACATAAGCGCATCTCGTTTTAATTCTTTAGATGACATTTGGTTTACTTTACTTCCAACTTCAACACGCATAATAGCTTCTAAATGATCTATGTCCATACTTCTTGCAGCGTTGAGTGCGTCAATTTGCAACTCCATAATATCTAATTCGTCGTGAGCTTCAACGACTGAATCATATTCTTTATAACGTTTTCCTCTATAAGGGTGATATAGTGATAACAATTTTTGTAAAGCTTGAAACTGTTTAGGTACAACTAACGCACCATCTTTAAATAATATAGTTCCAATAGTAGCTTCACCTTCTTGTTCGTCTCTAAACGGACTATCCATATTAGTTGCATATCGCAACTCCCTTTGAGTATTTGTTTCTTCGTCATACCACAACATAGGCACTTTTGTACTATGCTTAGATGGTATTCTTAATGTTAACGGTTTGTACCTTCCGGTTACAAAATACGTTCTATCTTTAATTTCCCAGCCTTTCTCTGCAGCTGGTCTTTCTTTTGTTTTTGCCATGATATAATATAATATAATTGTTAAATAAAGGCTATGGGCGCCGAAGCGCCCGTTGCCTTTAAAATAATCTTACTTAGTAAACAATACAAAGTTGTTAGCACCTTGTACACAAAGACATCTTTCAGATAGGAAGTTTACTTCCATTGCATCAAGATCACTTGTGAAAGCACCACCAACAGATCCAGTCAACCAAGACTTCATACGACGATCGTCAGTTTGTGACGCTCTGTATCGTACGTGCAAGAATGGACGACGGATGTTAGTACCAAGAATTTGATCGTATACAGTTGATGTACCTGCAGGAATTAATACTCCATCAATAGCGCTAACGCCATAGCTTGGAGGAATTAATCCGTCTTCGATAGCACCTCTTGTAGAAGCATCGTTTAGATATTTCCAGTCAGTTTTATAGAAGTCATAAGAACCTCTGCGGAAACCGCTGAATCCTAAATTCAATGCCATATCTTCTGAATTTTCGAAGATACCAAAAGAAGTACCACCAGAGTAAGCAGCGTTTACTGCAGCTAGCATATCATCAAAACCTAGTGAAGTTTCACGATTCAAGAAAAGCATGTTTTCTTCAATAGCTCCTTGTGTATCTAAGTTTCTTAGAATATTATCAAACTCAGTTAGTTGCGCAGCGGCAGCATTAAAGCCAGACTCTACGTTACCACGAGATTGAATAGCAGCAAATAAACCTTCTGTACCTTTAAACCCTTCAGCAAATGCAGAACCAGCACCTAGACTAGTATCAGCTTTTTCGCCTTCTACTACCGCCATTTCTAAATAATCTTCGAAACGTAGGCGAGTTTCAGACTCAGCTTTTAGATACCATAGATATCCAGATGTTCCGTCTTCTGTAGCAACTTCAACCCAACCGATCTGAGCAGTGTCAGAACCAGAAACTACATATTTATTTCTGATGATGATTGGTGAGTTAGAAAACTGAGTAAACGAAGGATCTACACTTACATAACCATCAGCAACAGTAGTTGAAGTGTTATTAGGTGTAGATGATCCTTTTGCATATTCAGATCCATAAACGAAAATCTTAATATTGGTAGTAGCAAGAGCTGCAGTAGTTGTAGCATCATAAGGAGCTACAGTTAAAGCACCAGTTGTTAGGTTTGAAGCAGTTACAACACCTGTTAGCTCGTTACCAGCTCCGTCCAAAGCAACGATAGTTGAGTTTGGAGAAATTACGTTTTTAACGTCAGCTGCAACAGGAATAGTAATTGTATTAACTTGGTCGTTTGTACAACCTTCATAAGCGATGTGCAAACGGTTTTGCTCAGACCAAATGACTTGATCAGAAGTCATCGGCATCTCAGCACCTACCATACGCAAGAATCCAGAAAGCGTACGATTTCCGTATCGCTCTACTTCTTGCTCATAAATCTCAGGTAGATACTGCTGTGCAAATGTATCAGAATCACCAGGGTTAGAACCTCCGTTAAAAGACAGAAAGTTCGTGTCTAGCAATTGTTGTTGTTGAGATGGGACAATACTCCCAAATAAAGGACTTATAGCCATGATTAATTAATTTAGTTTTTTAATGTTACTTTTTTAACTTTAAGTTTTGAAGAGTCAACACCACTAATAGCTTTAACTTTTAATCCATTTACAAATACTTCACCAGAAGCTGTTTGCCTTGGTTCAGTCGAGATATTTTTTGACTTAGCCATGACTTCTTTAACAGCGTCAGCTTTTCCTTGCTCATAAAAATGTTGAGCTAAAGTATCAGCATTACGAGCCGCATACAAAGCTTTGTGGTAACCTTTAGCGTCAGATATTTCTCCTTTATCGTTTAAGAACGTCTTAACGAAGTCAGCAATATCCGTTTGTGCTTTAGCTACAGATTCAGGATTTTTAACACCGTATCTAAACTTTTTGTCCCCAACTGAGAAATCAAAACCTTTGAAATCATTAGAAAAAAGTTGATTAGTAGTGTTACTAAAATGCTCCTGTCTTTGTTTTACAACTTGTTGTTCTTCATTGTATCGATTGAAAAAATCCATGGCTTTTTGTTGCTCTTGGGTTACGCCCGGTCTCAACTTGATCTCGTCGTAGTATTTACCTTTTAAGTCTTCCAAAAAGCTTTTAGCTTTTCCAACTTCTTCTTTAAACGCAATTTTCTTTTTGCGTATTTCTTTTTCGTCGTCTAACTCTTCATCATAAGTAAAGTCTTCTAATAAAAGACTTACATCTTCATAATCAAGATGCGGTCGTGTTTGTTTATAATATTCTCTTACCAATGTAGCATTATCTACACTAGTGTAGTCTGCATTAAGTCGCACGTAATCAGCGACTGTACCACCAGTTTCTTCCATAAACGAAACTAGCTTTTCAATATTTTCAGGTAACTGTTTTGTTGGTTCTGCCTGATGTACAGGTTCTTTAGAAACTTCAACTGGTTCGTTAACTTCAGTTTCTTCAACCAATGTTAAAGGTGTTTCTACTTCCTCTTTGGTTTCCCGTATTTCTTCAACCACTTCTTGGCTGTCGCTACTGTCTTCGGATCCTTCGACAGTAACATCGCTACCATCTGTCTCTTGTGTTTGAACGGCATCTTCTTCTTTTATTTCAACTTTAGTTACTTCGGGAACTACTTCACCTTGAGCTTCTACAGCTGTACTAGGTATTTCAACTTTAGTTACCTCATCTGTTTTACCTAAATTTTTAGGTTTAGAAGGTTTTTTAACTTTAAATTCACCTTCTTGTTTTACTTCTTCTGACATAATATAATATAATTAAATAATTAAAAGTTTTTTTTAACGAGGTTCAAACTGTTCAAGTCCAAATCCTCCAAGCGCGTCATTACCTGCTGACTCAAAGTCTTTTGGCAGTTCGTCATTTTGACGCTGTGATATCATTTGAGATTGTTGCGTACCTATAATTCTAGCACGTTTATCTTTACGATCTTCTATTTCTTTTTCACGAGTAGCTTCAGCTCCAACTTTAGCTTGCGCTAGTTGTAAATTGTAACCAAACTCCTGCTCCATCAACATTTGTTTTATTTGAGCTTCACGTTCTAGCTTTTCTATTTCAAACTGAGATTTACCTCGTTCTAACTGCAACTTGCTTTCTGTTAATGCTTGTTGTTTTTGAACTTCGTTTAAAGCGGCTTGTTCCGCTTGTTGAGCATTAGCTTGAGCTTGAGCTTGTATATTTGCAAGCTGTGCGGCTTTTTGCTCTTCAGCCCTTTCAGCTTGTTTTTGTTTTAAATATTGATTAGCTAACTTAATATTTTTAATTTGCCTAATATCAATAGCATCTTCTAAACCTATTTGTCCACCTTGTAATGCAACTTGTATATTCTGCTCTAATCTTTGTTGTTCTTCTTCGTCTGGTTCTAATTCTAAAAATATACCAAACTCATGCATGTTTAATTTTTCTATTTCCTGCAATGAACCAACGTTATATTGATTTATACAACTTATTAAAGCATTTTTAGTAAGCGGAAAACTTAACATATCCGCTGCGCGTAAACTTATATTTTCTGCAGCTCTAATAGTTAAATACATGAGAGACTGCAATATATGTTTTGTAGCTGTATTTGATGCAGCTGCAGCTAATTTCTGTAATCCTACTAAAGCGTTTTTATCTGGCTGACTACCATCTCTAGCTTCGTTTAATCCCGTTACGTCGCGTATCATTTGTAAATAATATTGATACGTTTGTACCAGCGCGCCTATTTTAGCTTGACCGTTTGAAGTTTGTAATTCTTGAATAGGTACTTTTCCTGGGTTTAAATCACCCTCTATAGTTTTAGATCTACCAACAATACTACCAGTTTGGAAGTACATGTTTAAGGCTTCTTGTGGATTGTAATTTGTTCCGTTACCTAAGTCAACTTCTGCTAAACCATCAACGTCTACAAACACTCCATCTGGTACCATGCGAGCAAGCACTTGTTGTATTTTTAAATGAGTAAGTTGTATCATGTCAGCAAAACCAATACACTTACTTACAACGCTTTCTATTCTGCCTTTATATATACGAGGAGCAGATATAGCATAGTTCATTTGAACTTTTGTTTGGTCGCTATAAGGTCTTGTCATATTTTCAGCAAGTTGCCATTTAAGCATTTTTTCTTGCCCAAGTATTTTAGCTCCGCTATATAAAACTTCTATAGCTCTATGTACTCTTTCAAAGTTTTCGTTTTCAGGTGGATTAAAATCACCTGGTTTTTCTAATGCTTTTTCTAAACCTTGATCTGTTTGTTTAATTTTAAATACTTGATTATTATATGTTTTGTATTCAAAATATAAAACTTGTACGTTGTTATAGTTGTCATCTTGACCCCAATAGTTTCTAGTGTAATTAGAGTCACCTGGATATTTTTGTATTTCTTCTAACTCAGCGTCAGTTAAATATGGAAACTGCTTTTTAACTTCTTCTAAGCTTACACTTTTTACTTCACCTACGTAATAAACATCTTCAAAGTTAGGGTCTTCTGTGTATGAATATACTAAATTAGCAGGATCTACATAATCAACAGTAATACCATTTGCTAAGTTAAAATCTGTTTTAACACAGCTTATACCTAATACAACTAAATCGTAAGCTAATCTTTTCTTTATTTCGTCGTACTTATTATAATTAAATACATTTTCAATTAACTCTTCTTCAGCTATTTCAACAGACTGCTTATAGCTCAATTGCATGTATAACTCTAGTTCTTTTTCGTCTTTAGGTAAAGCTTCTGGATTTACACTAGAATAAAAGTTTTGACCTGTTAGTTGATTTAATTGCTCAATTTGATTTTTACTTTCCATGTCTTGTATGGCATCAAAAATATATTGAGTTCTTTGTTTTAAAGCAAATGGATCTGTAGCAAAAGATTTTATTTCGTAACCTTTATCAGTCATGCCATTTACAACAATATCCACAAACTTTGATAGCACCGCAACTGGTTTCCAGTCTAAATTTAAATAAGACAAGTCACCATTGATTGATAACTCATCTTTATATTTAGCTACAGATTGTTCGCCTCTAGCGTACAATCTTAACCTATGAAAATCTTGCCAGTTATTACCAAAACGACCACCAGCGCCTAAGCCACGATCACCTCTGAACCATTCGTTTTCAATAGCTCTACCTACTTGGAATCCGTAATCCAAAGTATTCTTTTCTGCGTCTGGTACCACCTGACTAGGAAAGGAACTATTTACATTAGTATAAACCATTTATTGTATTATTTTTGAAATGTAACCTGTGTTATCATATTTTTTAAACGATATGTTAACTGGATCTCTTTGTTGTATGTTTACTGGTGTATATTTATTTTTATTACAAGCCATTATAGCCAAACCAGAACTAATTGTTGCGTCAAATTTTGTTCTGTTGTTTATGTTAAACTTAGCCCAGTCTTCTAACGTTCTTTGAAAATACATATCACCATATCCATTTTCACTCAAACCCACGTGATCTTCTATATATGATTCTATAGCAGCAGCGTGTGCTTGTTTAATATCTTCACTTGAATTAGGTATACCACCTATTTCTCTTTCTGCAACAGACAGTTTATTATATATCTTATCTGGTCTGTTCATTGAAAATTTTCTATAACCTCTACGTTTTAAATAATACAGTAATCGAGGTTTGTTATTCTCTGCAAGTATAGGCATGCCATAAAAATGCAATGCCATTAAAACATCTTCAAAGAATATTTCAGCAGTTGGAGGTCTTGATATATATTCTAAAAAGAACATATTATAAGGAGCTTGCTCCATGCTGAATTTAGTCAAACCGTGTAACGATCCCTTTGAACCGCGTTTATCTACTGTACCAGATATATCGTAACTATCACAACCAAAAGCTCCTACGTGATCATTACCTGGAAACTTCACTCCATTTTTTATTATTACACGATTTTGTAGATTTATAGGTGGAATCCATGAAACTAAAAATCTACCGTTGTTGTCAGGTACAAAATTTACACTTGTATCTTTAATACCACCAGCCCATTGAAAATTACCTTGTGTGACTGATGTTTTATTTTTCATATCTTCATTGTGATCTATTTGCTCATAAATCTTAGTTAGATTAAATAAAGATAATTTTGCTTCGTCTCTAAACGCATGTTTCTCTGTACGAGGAAACTGACGATAATATTCATTTAAACTGTCCTGATCATTTCTAAGACCATCAACTTCATTTTCCCAGTGTTCTATAACACCTGTTGTAATTAAATCACCCTGCGCGTCTTTAACTGCGTCTTTCGGTGAGTCGAATACAGGTAAGCCATAAGAATCGATGAATCCTTCGTAGTTCCATTCCATAGGTATGAACAAACTATATAATCCCGAGCTAGTCTGTCCATTGCGGTTTCTTTGTGTGACGTCTGACGCATAGTATAATTTTTTAAAGTTATCACCTCCTTTGTCTAATGAGTTGCTTGTTGAACCCATCATACATTTACCAACAACTTTGCTACCTAATCTTAATGTAGTTTTTGTAACTCGCCAGTTGTTTAAAATGTTATCTGGACGCTCCCACTTACCTGATTCATCGTGGGCAAGGAGCTTAAGCTTTTCACCGTCATATGAGTTGTCACCTGTATTTTTCCAGTCGATTGTTGTATCAAGTCCTTCAATCTCTTCCGGTGATTCTCCTTGATCAAGTTTTCTTCTTGTAAGCTTCGACGCTGGTACTCTGTAAGCAAGTTCTGTTTTTGGTCTATCCATACCGTCCTGGATAGGTTTGAAAAAGAACGGGTAGTTAATCGATATTGGTACAACTTTATCGGTAAACATTTTTTTTGCGTCTGCACCTGACTTTGATAATATTCCAAAACGTGAATCGGAAGATATAGTCGCTTGGTGCACAAGTTCTGATGACGCCATAAAGGAAAAACCAGACCGTCTATTTTTAAGGTAGCACATGCCATAACATCTTTGATCTGCTTTGCACGCTTCCCAGAAGATAAAGAAAAGTCTATTTGATTCTCTGTAATCTGCTGCCCCAACGTCAATTTTAGACCACTGCAAGAACATGTAATGAGAACCAGTAATATAAGTAGATACACCTTTGTTTTTAAACCAAAAACCTTCTTCTCTTCTTCTAAATTCTTCATCAATATAATCGTACCAAGTTTCTTTAAAATCTATAGGATATTGATCCCACTCAAATACATTTTTTATTTTAGATAACTGCTTGGGGTATTCTGTTCTAGCCCATCGCTGATCTTTTTCAGAACAAACGTGTACATTTTCTGGTTCAGCTGGTAAAGCTATTTTAAGGTTTTGTATTTCAACTACATCACCTATAGTACCATCTTTACTTATAACTACAACGTCGTGTTCAACATCATAACCGTACTCCCATTTTTTATACCTATTTTTTCTTTTTAAAACTTTAGGCTTAATGTGGTCTTGTATTACTTTTACTAAAGACTGTTCGTACATTATCTTGATCTGCCCTCAGCAAAACCTTTAAAACTTTTTTCTTTAGTGTTTTGAGGTTTATCTTCAAGCATTATTTTTTCTTCTTCTATTCTAGCTAATATTTCAAACGCGTCGAATATAGCGAGCTTTTTAGTTGCAGCTGCGTTTTTAAGTCTATCTGCAGAAACATCATCTTCAGTATTAGTAATGATTTTTTCTTCAGCTACTTTAATTAACTCATCAACTGCTTTTCGCCCAGCTTGGATTATATTCTTCCTCGTCTCCTTTGAACTCATACTTAACTAAAATATCATTTGATTGCATACAATATAGTCTTTGTTTATCTACAACAAACTCAAACTCTCTATTAGATTTAAAACCAACTAAATCACCTTCATATATACCAAGTGACTCTAGAGTTTTATTACCTATTTTTATTATACCTTTATTCTTTTGCTCTGGCTTTTGCGACCAAGCGTCGTTATTTTTTATCGGTATAATAAAACAATGATCACGAACTGGTAACCATTTCACCATACGCTTGTAAAGATATATTTGATCGTATTGACATAAGTACCTATTGTCGTCAAATGTTTTACTACTATCAACTTCTTTACCTTGATGGTTATAATATCTTCTAAATACATTATGGTGTATAATTACTTTATCACCTTCTTGTATTGGTGTTTCAAAAGCAGTTGGTACAGTAAGTACCGTTGCTGTTCTGTTTATAAGCTTAAAGTTTTCTATACTAGAATTAACTATAAGTTTATCGCCGTTTATATTAACTTCATTGTTATACCTTTTTCCGTCTGGTATAACTATAAAATCAAAAACGCTTTTCATTAATATTCTAAATCATATTCAACGGATATAGCCATGTTAGAATTAAATTTCTTCCATGGCAATACCTCATTGTTTTTCTTTATGAATATGTTATAAGAAGCGTCTTCGTCTTCAAACAGAATATGTGATATCTCATGACCACCGTAGACTTGCTGGCCTAACGCGTAGTGCATAGCATCGTTTTTGTAATCAGAACCAATACTGATTTTTCTTATAACAGTACTCATTAGTCTTCTGATTTCACAACACTTAAATCACCGTCATCTTCTTTTTCGATTTCAGTGTAAGTGCCAGTCTCTAAATCAATATTAATAGATCCATACTTTTCTTCTAGCTGTTTTTTAGTATCTTCAATACCTTCGTTGATGCCAGCAATTTTATGAAGCAATGCATGTTTGTTTGCCTCTAATTGACCTATTTGATTTACTACTTGACCTAACTCTGTTTGTTGATCTTTAATTTGTTTAAGCTCTTCAGCTGTAATTGATTTTGACATTTAATTTAATTTTATTCTTGTTTACTTTTTTTTGACTTCTCCCAAGTACGACCTACAAAATAAGCGCCGTACACTGTAATTAACAATGACTGGAATATTGGGATATACTCTTCAGCCACTTTAAACCCGCCAATGTTACCATCGAAAAATGCTAATGCCGTAAATATAACAGTAAGATATATTAACACTAGCGGGCGGATATTCTTTGATAAAAATGAATCTGATTGCATATCAAGTTTCCAGCGCTCAGTAATTTGAGTCTGCGCATCTTGATCTGCTTTCTCTAATAACTCTTGAATCTTTTGTTTAGCAGCTAATCTTTCCTCGTCTGTAGTTGTAAGTTTATCTATTACATTACCTACGTCTTTAATTAAACCGCCAGTTAAAAGACTTAAGAGTTTTTTCATTTTTTAGTTGATGTGGTTGTAATTGTTGTTTTAACTTTTGGCTTTTTTACTTTAGTAGTGTCGTCATTGATCACTTTTTTTTCAGTCACTCCAAAGTCTTTTTTTATTTTTTCAAGTTGTGCTTTTGTTAGTTTTTTCCCGCTAAAAAGTATGTTAGCGTGTTCGCTAAGATCAGGATCACCTTCTTGATGTAAAGCTGAACCTCCACTCATACCAGTAAATGTAGCTGGTGAATCTTTATGACCCATTTCAGCTGGCGACTCATGTCCCATTTTATATGGAGACATTTCTATAGCTGATGCTTTGTCATCAACTGGCATATCTTTTAATAAATCTTTTTTCTCTTGTTTGTCTGTCTCATTGTGGAGCATTGACATGTGCATTGCAGAACCCTCCATCATAAGTCCGGTTGTTTTGCCTTTTAAATTTTTAACAGGCGTGCAATGTTTGTGCATTGGTGAATACGGCATTGTTTTATGTTTTTAGTTTATTATTTAAATCAAACTTATATCTAGTAAGATGTACTGTTCTTTTTAAATCACCAGTAAACTTACATATTAAGTTATTTTTATCTTTTAGTTTGTACTTTACTTTCACTGAATAACCATTACGCTTATTAAATAAATGTGTTACAAATGTATCTTTGTTTCTTTTGATTATTCTTTCTTCTATAACATCTTCATTCCAAGGGTTGTAGTTAACAACCTGTGATACACCGTAGTCTCCTACGTAAATCATTGTAATGTATTTAGAAGTTTTGCTTTCCCACCAACCCGCAAAATTGTCTTGGCTAAAAGCTGTTAATGTAATTAAATTAAATAATAGTGCTAAAAATAGTTTTTTCATAATATTAGATTAAATTGTTATACTAATATTATCACCTATTTTTTTATTTTTTTATATCGCTTTGCTATATCTTGTTCACTAGCTCTCATCATTAACCCAGAACCGTCAACAAGGAAGTTACCACTTCTTTCGTCTAATGCTGTTGGTTTTAAGCTTTCAATATAATCTTCAAGAGAAGTTCTTGGTAATAATTCGCCATCTCTTTCATCTATCGCCATTTCTCGTTTCGCTGTATTAATTTGTTGAATTAAATCTTCAGCAGCTATTGCATCTTTAGCGAGTTGATAGTAATTAATCAATTGATCTCTAGTTAAATTAAAAGCATCTAAATCTGCGCCGTCATAGTTTTGGTTTCCTCTAGCTAAAGGATCTTTTTCTTTATCACCAAAAGCTATTATAGCTTGATCATTTATAACCTGCATGTAATCATCTGGACTTATATCACCTCTTATTACGGCATCATAAGCATCACTAACAGTTTTAGATATTTTAGCTGACTGTCTAGCTTGCCTTTCTAAAGGACGATAACCATCTGCACCAGAAAATTTAATACCTAAATTTAATCTATTTTCTTGTATTTGCTCTGGAGTGTAAGGAATTTTACCGAGATACTGACCACCTCTTTCTTCTATTATAGGTTCTTGTCTTTGCTCTAACTGTCCAGTTGAATAATTCATAAATTGAACTGGTCTATATCCTACTACTACTTTGTTTGAAGGTGCAAAATCAGGTTCTTGCTCCAATACATTATAACCTCTATTTTGTAATTGAAAATCTATGGCTTCACTTTCTTTAAGCGGATCACCAGCATCTATTAATCTAAATCTACTTCTTGCATATGGAAAATCTAAGCCAGTATCTGATGGTTGAAACGTAGCTCCATAAGGATTTAACGTTGGGTCGTTTTTATCTTTTCTAGCCTGATCTGTTGTAATAGCTTTACGACTTCTTAAAGTTCTTTTAAAAACATTATTACCAAGAGACCGTGTTGGTGTTTGAAAATTTAAATCTAAATTCTGTATTTGAGAACCTGCTTTTTTTATTCCTGGTAATTTAAATCCCATATTTTTATTTTAAACGTTTTTCTATAACGTGTTTAGCGCCAGGAAATGTATAGTCATAACCTGGGTACATAATCTTTGTATAACCTCTATCGTCAGTACCTAATACTTTGAAGTCAACTCCTTTCATTGTTATCTTGTTGCCTAGTATCTTATTTACTGGCTTGTTAACATCAGGGCTGTTTCTTAAATATCCTTTCTTAGATGGTTTCATTATGCGTTTCTATATGCTTCAGCTTCCCACGGCAAATCTTTTGCACCTTCTTTTATACTTGATCTTGGTATTACTTTACCTTTCCAATAAACATTACAATCGTCATAATCAAGATCACCACGTTTCATTTGTGCAATGTGTACTTTTTCGTGAGCAACAACTTCATTAATCTTTTCTGGTTTTACTTTATCATTTATAATAATAGTACCATTATTGTTAGCTTTACCTAACACACCGTCTTCCATATCAACGTGATATATTGGAGTGTTGTCTATTGGAAACGGAGGTGTTAGTTTAAATGCCATTAGTGTCTATATGGAAATTTTTCGTTAAACCACTCTTGCCGGTTGTTGCAACCACAGTTTATGTTTAGACCTTCAGATACTTTATCTACTATAGTTTTAATACCAGTAGCTTTAGTAAACTTAGCTATGTCGTCACCTAAACCTTTTGACTTCATTAGTAGTTACTTAGCGTAATTTCGTTGGATTATATTGATCGTGAAAATAAGAACTTGCATCACCAAGAGGTGCATTTCTAATATTGCTACTTAAATATGCATAAGCATCTTGAGCGTTAGATCTATTTAAAGCATCTAGCTGTTCTGGTGTCATTCTACCTTTTCTTAATTCGCTACCAAGGAAAGCATTAGTAACAATTTTCTTTGGATTAACAAATGGTATATTTGGCGTATAACCATCTTCTATTTTTTTTAAAGTATTTAAAGCCTCTTGAACTTGAGCTTGCTTTTTTAGGTACATTCTAGAAGCAGCTTCTTCGTCGTAATTTTCACCCATACTACTTTCAAATCCTTCCGGCGCGCCTGGGTCTACAAACGGTTGTATAACTTTACCTCCTCTTTCGTCTATTTGTTTAGCTGGTGATCCGTGATGTTTTTTGTCATACTTCATATCACCTGCTAACTTAGATATATGCTTTTCGTCTGCAGTCATATTCTCGTCACTATGGCCATGTTTAGCATCATAGTTAATATCTTCTTTTAAATAATGAATATGTGCAGCGTCGTCTGCTACAGAAGCTCTATAGTTACGTTTCGTAACCGGGGTGCGTGAGTGTCTTGCGTTGCCACTATAGTGGCCAAAGTGTCCTTTTTCCATAATTACCATTTTACTTTGTCAGCCCAGTAAGCGGCAGACATTTTACCTTTTTTAATATTTTTAGCGTGACGCGCTTTAAAACTAGCACGTCTTGCCTTTGATTTTTTATCTTGCTTCTTACCGGCAGTACTTACACCTTGTTGGCCAAACCTAATTATTTTTTCTTTACCATTTTCACAAGCTTTAACAATATGTGATTTAGTCTTGTGTCCTGGTGTTTTTCTAGGTTTATTACACTTTAAGGTTTTTTTGTTTACTTTAGGCACCTTGAGCTGTTTTAGTTATAGGTCCTGGCGTGTATTTGCACTTAGCCATTTTAAGCTTCATGCCTGTAATGCCAGAACTACTACCTGGTGCCATTGGAAAGCCACTAGTGTCTAATGGACCTGACCAAACCGCGTTTTCTCCCACTTGACCTTCAAGCTCAGGTTTACTAATTAATTTTTTTATATTGTGATCCATAGTTATTTATTTTACATCAAATGTTTTACCGCCAACTTCAAAAGTTTTAGCTCCTTTTTCTTTAGCGTCGTTTAACGCCGCGTAAAAAGCGTTTGATTGGAATGGCGCTCCAACTGACGCTTGTCTCATTGCTGGGTTACCAAAAGCAGCTTCTGCCATACCCATAGTTTGTTGATTAAACAAGGGTTTAGCTGTACCCATCATATTTGCTTGCATCGGCACGTCATAGCTAAAAGCTTGAGGTTGCCCCATTTGTTGGCTAGGCATAAAGTCTAGCGGTGATTCTTTTTTCATAATTATTGGTGCTTCTATTTCTACATTTGGTTCAACTACACCTGAAGGCGTAAGCGCAGTAACAAATGTTTGTTTTTGAGACAAATCACGATCTGGTGGTGTTGGTTTTCTAACTATATTACCAATTGAAGACAGCATCCTACCAGCAAAGCTTCTATCTTCAAAATCTCTTGTTAAACCTTCCTGTCTATTTGTTACACGTTCATTTTTACGATCTTGCCTTTCTTCTATTCTTTTTTCACCTTCAGTTTGTCTAGTTATATTTCTATCTTGCTTAGCTTTCAATCTAGCTGCTTTTTTAAGATTACCTTTAGCTTCAGCTTTAGCTATTCTTTTTTCTAGCTTAGGCTTACTTCCGCGTTCTAAACCTGGATTAGTTGTTGTTTTTGATGGTAATTGACCAGTAGGATCAATAGTTAAATCTGAACCTGAAACGTCAGTATCAACGCTTGAATCTTGATTTTGACTAGAAGCAGCTGCGTTTATTGAATCAGCAAAAGTGTTACCTATAGTGGAAACAACATCTGAACCTAACGAAGACTCACCAAAATAAGTTTGTGGATTAGCATACGATCCAGTGGAAACGTAAGGTCTCATAGGTAGATCTCTAAAAAAGCTATTGCCTGCTGTTTGTTTTAGCGGGGTTGGTGCGGGTAGTTTAAAACCTTTTTTAGCCATGTTATCTATTTTTATCTTTATTGACTTTATTAATAGCAAACGATAAAACCTTATCACTGTAGGTTTTACCTTTCATTATGCTATTACGTCTGGTGCTAGTAGGTATATCTTCTTCACCTAGCATAATTCTATATATGCGTGATATTAACTGTTTACCTTTAAATGATACTTTGTATATGTTATACTTCTGTGTAGTTCTATTATACTTTCTCCAAAGTGTAATCCAGTCATTTTGTAAAAGCTTGTTCCAACGCCGATTGTCCCAACTAAAAGAATATGTACCGTTTTCAAAATCTTTACGCGTAAACATATCCATGCAGTCTAAGTATATTAACAACTCTAACTCTGCATCGTTAAGATCGTTGTTTTTGCAAGCCCACTTACGTATTATACGATAGTGTTTAAGAAGATTTAAATCCCTAATGTCACTAGCGTCTAACTTCATAATATAACAACTACATCAATATCACGTATAACATGAAAAACTTCTTTGCCAACTTCAAGGCGGTGACTTGCATTTTTATCATAGAATATAGTTTTACCTTCTTCTATACCTTTAACGTCATCACCGCAGTGAAGCACAGTTGCTTCTTTGTAACGTACATCAACTCGCTGTTTGCCAGTTAACATAAGACCACCGTCTGTTTTTTTAACGGTATCTTCTTTTTTCTTTTTTATAATTATATTTCTACCTATTGCTTTCATCTCCAACTCTTAAATTATTGATTACACAATCTGTAGATAATATAGTGGTAGCCACTGAAGCCGCGTGTTTGAGTGCGCTTTTAGTTACAAGCAAAGGATCAATAATACCTTTATCGATCATATTTACAATATCGCCTGTAATTACATTAACACCCATACCTTCTTCGGGCGTACCAACCTCTTCCAGTCCAGCATTATTTAGTATAGTTTTAAACGGTGCTTTAATAGCTTCAAGAAGAATCTTTTCACCAACGCTTTTGGCTTTGGTTTTATTAGATGCATCGAGTAAGGCTATACCACCTCCTGATACTATACCTTCTTTTACCGCGGCTTTAGTAGCACAGATAGCGTCTTCAACTCTATCCGATTTTTCTTTTAATTCAATCTCTGAATTTGCTCCAACTTTTACAACCGATACTTTACCTGAAAGTCTAGCTAAACGTTTTTCAAGACGTATAACTTCACCGGGTGCTTTAGCTTTAGCTATTAAATCTTTTACTGAACTAATTAATTTTTTTATTTCATCAGTAGATGTATCTACTTGTAATATAGTCTCTGTGTCATTAGTAATACTTTTCCAGCACGTACCTAAAAAATCAGGGTTAATAACATCTAAGTCATCACCAAGATCTTCATTAACAACAGTAGCACCAGTTAGTGTAGATAAATCAGAAAGCATATCTTTCTTATTTATACCGTATGTAGGTGCATTTACTACATTAACTTTTATATTACCTTTAACTCTATTCATTGCTAGCGTCGCTAACACTTCAGTTTCTAAATCACCTATAATAAGTAAAGGTTTTTTGTTTTTAATTACATACTCTAGTACCGACTGTATTTTACGTACAGACTCTACAGGTGACTCTAGTAGTAATACTAATGGATTATCAAGCTCAGCTACTCGTTTATCTTTGCTTGTAACAAAATGTGAGTTAGTTAAACCTTTTTCATATTGAACACCGTCAACTAACTCAAGCTCTGTAGTATCTTCGGTGGTTGGCTCCATTACAACAACACCGTTTTCACCAGCAGCTTTAAACGCTTCCCCGATTATTTTACCTAGTTCTTTATCGTTGTTACAACTAATAGTAGCAACGTCATCAAGCATTGTACCTTCGACCGGTATTGCTTTCTTTTCTAGGTATTTAACAACATTATCAACAGCTTTATTTATACCTTCTTTAATGTTACGGGTATTATCTTTATCTAAATTTTTATAGGCCTCTGTTAAAATTGAGTGCGCTAGTACTGTAGCTGTTGTCGTTCCATCGCCAGCTTCTTGCACAGTTTTTCTAGCAGCTTCTTTTAGAAGCGTAGCACCCATATTTTCTACTGGGTCTAGCAGTATAATACTATTTGCAACAGTTACACCGTCTTTTGTAATGACAGGTTTACCCTGATCATCTTCTAATATAACACATTGGCCGCTAGCTCCGAGTGTGGAGCTAACAGCTTTTGTGAGTTTTTCTATACCTTTAAACACCTTATTCTTTGCGTTTTCCCCAAAGTTAAGGTTTTTGACAATTTTGTCTGACATGATTTAATTAAATTTAATTTGATTGTATAATATTATTCAAAGGTTTTTACTACCTTAGGACCTTTTACAAATTCAAGCTTTTTAGTGTAATGCTCAATGCTGCCATCAATTGCAGCTTCAGCTCCGTCAAGTGTTTCTCTACGAGTTACATCTTGCCATGCACCATCTTGATCTTTATATTCGGTTTGAAAATATCCATTTGGTAGTTGTACTATTCGCCAATTAGTTTTATCAGCGATATGCTTCCAAAAGTTTATTTGGTCTTCGGATATTTGCGGTTGACTACTCCACGTATGAGTCTTGTAATATAGTGTCATTGGTTTTGGTTTTATGTTAGTTTATTTGGTTGCTCTAACCCGAGCAGGGTATACTTTATATATTACGCATTTTCAAGTGCTTTTACTTTATCGCTAAGCTCTTTAACAGCTTTGACAAGTATAGGCACAAGCTTACCGTAGCTCATTTCTAGTTTATCAGGGTTTTCATCATATACTAAACGAAGAATATCATTATCTAAAGCTTGAACATCTTGAGCTATAAATCCAAAATCTTTTTTGCCTTTATTAGCGCTTTCAATTTCTTTTTCAATTTCATTTCCATCTTCGTCAATATCAATAGTTGTCTCTGGTCTATGGTCCCAAACAAATTGCTTTGGTTGTAAAGATTCTATAAAGTCTAATCCATACTCAAGATCAGTAATATCTTTTTTGTCTCTTTCGTCAGATAATGAAGTGATAGAAGTTACAGCACATCTAAGAGTCGCAATACTAGTGTTTCCTAATGTTATTTCGTTACTTGCAGTTGCGCTAGACGCGTGAGCATCGTAACCTAAAGCCATTATATTATCACCTGATGCGTTAGTTGTATTTGTATTCCAACCTGCTCTCCAACCAAGAAACGTACCATATCGTCCTGAAAGTGAGCCTCTACCCGCGTAATAACCTACTGCAGTGTTACCTGTAGAATATTGCGCTGTGTTAAATTGAAGAGCTGCAGTACCTATAGCTACAATATTACTACCTCTAAAGTTATCACGAAGAGTATTACTACCTATAACTACGTTACTACCACCATCTATGAGAGACGATGCAGATTTAGTACCTATGATTACGTTTTGATTTCCTGTAGTTAAACCTGTCGGCCCGTCAAGTGAGTTGCTTGTTGGGCATATAACTACGTTAGAACCAAAACTGTTAGTTGTATTTAAATTAGGTACGTTATTAGCTATTGGGCCTATAAATAAATTTTCATTTGGAGTAATAATAGTAGAACCTCCTGAAACGGTGAGAGTCGGTGGAAACGCACTTGAAGTAGAAGCATTGCCCCTATTGATTTGCACAAGTCCTTGGTTTGAATATAAACCACCTTCTGGAACACCTATTGCGTCTGCGGCAGCATCATTAGCCGCTTCAAGCGTAGGTATTGATGGTAATATAACTCTTGGTATTTGAGGTACAGCCCCGGTGTTACCACCATTAATACCACCTTCTGTAATTATAATTGCGTTGTTATCTGCAATGTTAGTTGTTGCAGATCCAACAGCTACAACAAATTTAGTATCACCTAAACCTAAATTTTTATTAGGAGTTGGGTAACCTGTTGTGTAGTTTCTGTAACCAAGCACCATTGTGTCTCCAGAGCTATTTAACAATTCACCAACAACAAAGTTTTTATTAAGACTAACTGTGTTTGAGTAACCAACTACTAAATTTGTAGTTCCATTAGTTATTGTGTTTGAACCACCAGAAATAAAACTAGATGCAGAGTCTACACTATTGTCATATCCTAACGCTAAAGTTCTTTGTGATGAAGTTATAGTGTTTGAGTTACCAACAGCAAAAGCATCAGTAGAACTTGTTATAGTGTTTCCTTGCCCGAACGCAACTGATTGATCTGAGTTACTAGTAATCTGGTTACCACTACCCACAATCAAACAATGATCAGAACCTGACACGTTATCATTATTACCAGCACCAATTACCATCGATGTGTTATCAACTTGTACGCCAGTCGGGTTATTTGATATTACAACACCGTTTCTAAAGAACGCTGCTGGTACACTATCTGCTGAAGTTCCTACATCTAATCTAGAAAGAACTGGATCGTTTGTTCTACCAACAGCTAAGTTTTCTTCAAATCTAAAATTACCTGATCTATAATAACCACCGCTAAGCCCATTTGATTTGAAATCAAATTGAGGAGAAGAAAACGCTTGCGAACCAAAAACGTAATTAGTAGCATTACCACTTGCGTTTGTGTTTATAGTAACAGTGCTAACAGTAGTATCTGGATTTAAAGTTTGACTTAAACCTGAATCACCTAAAACGCCCGCCGGCCCATCTGACCATACTGGTAAAGTTTGAGTTGTGCCGGTTCCATCTACTTTAGTATCAACATAAGCTTTAGTAGCTGCGTCTTGAGCGGCAACAGGGTCTAAAACATTATTTATTAAACTTGAACTTACATCTAATGCTCCAGATATAGTAACTTTTGTAGCACCTGCATCTTGTGATAGCATGCTATTACCAAGAATTTGACTGTCTGTCCAAAGCGGTACTGTATTTGCAAGACCTGTACCTTCTATGTTATCGCCTTCTAATATTCCCCAGTCATTTATTGTTGAACTGTCAGCACCTGCATCTTGTGAAGCTACTATGGAATCACCTACTTGTAACAAATCACCCGAACAATAAAATTGTCCGCCAACGTTTGCTACGATGTAGTAATCACCTATAGCAATAGCAACTCTTGCGCCTCCGCCACCTGGACAGTTATATATGTAAGCGCCAGCGTTACCACCTGAAAGTATTTCACCAGTATCAGCTCTAAATGTACCTTTAAATTCTAGTAAACCAGTTACCGCGGTGTCCACATAAGATTTAGTGGCGGCATCTTGCGCAGCTACAGGATCAGCAACATTATTAATATTATTAAGTGTCATGTTTAGCGCACCACCCATTGACGATGTGCTGTTGACTTGAAGTGTATTTGTTTCTGTTACACCATTAACTGTTAAGTCATTGCTAACAAAAAGATCATTTCCAAAAGCACCATTATCGCCAACAAAATCACCACCAATAGTTAGATTGTTGCCAACTGTTAAAGAGTTACCTACAAAAGTTAAACCGCTGCTGTCTTCTAATTCTCCGCTAGTTCCTACTAAAACAACTCTACCAGAAGTTAAATCAGTAACGTTTACTGAAGATAATGTAGATTGTCCTGTTACATTTAACGTGCCTCCTATAGTTGAATTATTACCAACTGTTAAATTGTTTGTTATTGTTACACTGTCAGGCAGTCCGATTTGCAGAGTTTGACTGCTTGCGGCTGTTTCTATCTCATTTGCAGTACCTGAGATAGTTAGATTTTGTGTATCAAGATTTACAACGCCCGTGCCAGTGTCTCCTAAGAAGTTTAGATTAACACGCGCTGTCACATACGATGCTAAATCGTCTGCAGTAAGGCTTTTAGTTAAAAACCCGTTGTCTGCTGTAGTATCTGACACGCTTATTACTAGTGTATCTGAGTTATTTACCGTGTTTACATACGGGTATGAATAAATAATAGCCATATACTTGTTTTTAAAATTCGTTTATAAGATATATACTTACAGATTTCGCTGTTTTTTTACCTTAGTGTGACATAAGCCTGTTACTAATACTACTTATAAGGCTAGTGTCACAAAAAAAGTTGTTAGATATTTAGAAGTATGGTGTTACCCCCTAACATTTTGATTATCAGTCTGTTACAAAAACGCATTTTAATTTACCGGGTCCCCCCTTTTTCTCCAGATTTTTACGTATATACCCTTGATTTTCAGTATATTACGCCCCACCTTTTGACTTTTTACAGACATACTACTAACTAACCTGGATAATATAGATGTAAATACTTAACAATATGACTATACTACGTACCTTTACTTGCTCTCTTACCGGTGATAAACTACAAATTGTAGACTATAACGGTCACCAGATCTGTCAACCGGCTGACATGCCCCAACCTGATGATCAGGAGGCATTTGCACTTTGTCAAGAGTACTTACTAGCGTAATACTTTTACAGACAAAATACAAATCAATTTGGATAATAATAATGTAACTAAAAAATACTAATTATGTTAAATGTCTTCAATGTAAAAACTAAATTTCAAATACA